ATGGCGATAAGTCACCCCACTCCAAGTGGATGGTGCGTTTTTGACACCTGTACCTGCCGTAGCGTTGGTGTATTCTGTACTTTTATAATCAGCCATATTACACCTCCGTTAGGAATCAGTACAGGCAATCTCTACGACCTTCTCATCTTCGATGCGAACCGCACCTAGACACATCTGGGCATAGACCTGTGTACTATAGTTTTTATCTGGACGTTCAGAAATTTCTGTCTTTACATCCATTCCCATGCTCATGCCGATTCCATCAGGAATCCACGCTAAGCATAGCGTATCACTACTTGAATCTACTGCTAAACGCTCGGAACGGTGGAATTTGAAACCCATAAAAGTATCAATATCCCCTGCAACGAGAGCTTTTACCGTATTGTAATCTGAGCTTTGAATTTGATTATCCCCTAGGAGATCATAAAATTGATTGCTCTTCATAACAATATGGCGTGGTAAATCAGGATCAACATCAGAAGCATCCAAGATTTTCTTGGCTGTAAGTAGCTTCGTGAGGTTCATATCCGTTGTACCTGATACAGCAATCTTTTGAGCAGCAGGTAAAGCTACGTTAGATGATGCGTCATCCTCATCAATACTAACAGCGTTACCAGACATAGCAGCGATGATTATATCATCCATCTGCCTTCCCATCGCCCATACCCCTGCCTTCATATATTCGGAAGCAGGGTCAGCTAACATTCGGACTTTATCGGCTTTGTCGATTAAATCAGCCCAGTTGTAGTCATCCATGCTCACACGTCTACGTGAGTGTGGGGTAGAAATCAATGGAGTATCGGAATGTCGACTCGTAATTTTTCGAGCCGATGTACTCCCGATTCTGTCAAAATGGTCGTACTTACCCGATATATCCGTGTTAACACGCACATAATCACGTAAACGTGACCCCTTTTGCTGTACCAAGTGCAAAAAAGTATCCCTAAACTTCTGGGCAAATGCTTTATTGACTTCAGTACTCATAATACACCTCTTTAAAAAAGAGATAACAAGGAAGAGTTATCTGCACCATGCAGGCTCTTATTTGCGTGAAGGCTTAGTTGTCCGTTTGCGGGCTAATTTCTTCACAAGTTTGGGTGTGTAAACCTCTACAGGAATCCTAACTGCGGAAGGACACAATCCATAAAATGTGTCTGCCGAAGTTTTGGTCTGGAAAGCCTCACAGAACCCATATTTCTCTGGCGTGGTTTTACCCTTTTCTTCATCGACACGTCTGTCTTTATAGGTAAAATTGCCACAATCAGAGCAAATTATATTTTCTATACCCATTATTCCTCGCCTCTATATACCACATCGTAGAGGTTATCCCTATAGGCAATTGCTTCCTCATGCTTTACGTCTTTAGGGTCGAATAATGCTTTATTATATTTATGCTTTGGATCTTTCATCATAGCATCTATTTCAATTCTAGCTGAGTCAGCATCTACAGAACCAGAGTCTTTTCCCATGCCTGCCATCTCTGGCTCATTAAACGCTGTACCAATCTTATGTAAAAACTTAATCATAGCAACATTGTTAGAGATACCATTCTCGTCTACAAACTTTTTCAAATCATCGTCTGCGAAACGATTAAAGGCACGTCTTGACAATGCAAGGTTTTTGTCGTACTGCGTTACCCCCCATTCTTTCTTAAGGGCAGTTTCAGCATTTACACGGGACTGTCCCAGAATAGCATCTTGGTCAATCATCGCACCGTTTATCATATCGGTATAAAAGTCAACTGCTTTTTGTGCTTGCGTATTGGAAAAACCTTGCTCAAATGCTTTTTCTCTGAACTCCTGTATCTTTTGCAGGTCTTGTGGATTCTGAGAAAATCGTTCATCAATCTGTAACTCGTACTTATCTGGAGCTTCTGGACGACCTAACTTAGTATAAAAATCGCTACGTTCTTCATCAGTAGATTCCTCCGTTGGCACTTTCACCCTAGAACCCAACATCTCCTGCATAGAAAGATAGGAACTACTTAGTCCACCCACATCCTTAAACTTCTGTAGGGTGGCGTTTTCCTTAAGATCATCAGGTAAATAACGTGCCTGCCAAGAATTATCTTCTGGTGTTACTGGTTCTTCTGTGATGAGATTATCGCTTGTCACGGTCTCTTCAGTCATAACAACTCCTTTAATTGGTTACAGGCAATTTTAGCCTTATCAAAATACTCTTGCTTTATCATAGTCTTACTGTGTACTGCGTCAAACATCTTTTTAGTATCGCATAGAAAGGGTCGCTTATCATAAATAGAACACATATTATCTTCTGTTAAATCAGGACAACCAATGGCTTTACAACACGCCCCACATTTATCACAATCAAAATTCCAATCACTCACTATAATTTTTTGCTTGTTGTTTAACTTCTTTAAACGCTTTGATTTGCGACTTTATTCCTAAAACCAACCCCCTTCCACCTTCATGGTAATAGGTAGAATAAGGATCATTCGGTACTGCTGAAATCTGGTTAGAGTACATATCGTCTAAAAACTTTAATACTCTTTCACCATAGACTCCAGAAAATGTTTTTACTATTGCATCTCTAATTTCGTCCAGTTCTTCATTGTACTGGGAACGCATCCGCACCTCCTAGTGCTTTAACCATTGGGGCAGCTTTTCCTGCACCTTCAGCTACCTGTGATGCCTGTGCAAGTTGTTCTTGCATCTGCATTTGTTGTTGTCGTTGTTGTCGTAATTGTGCTATTTCTTCTTGAGAACGCATAATCTCATTCGGAACAGCCATTCGTTCACCAATAATTTGTAAGGCTTCATCCATATCAATAAGGTCAAGTACGTCAGGCGAAAACGATGCCATATTGGCAGCAACGCCAAGCCATCTTTGGATACTTGTAACGTCTTGTATTTTTTGGTTCTTCGCCAGTTGTCCAACATAAGATACCTCTATTTCATCTAGTTCTTGTAATGCAGGTGGGGCTGGTGGTAAAATACCTGCCCTACTCATTAACCCAAAACTACGTAGTATCAATGGTGTTAAAACTTCACTTTCAAATCGTGCTACAGTCGGGCCAAGTAGCTTCTGTATTTGCTCCCTAACGGTAGCTACCTCTTCAGCAGTCATGTTGAGTTTTTCTGGTAATACCAACTGGTCTGCTAGGAATATGCCCCGAATAGATTTTTTTAGTTCGTCAGCTTTAAGGGATGATAAATCAAATCTACCTTCAAATCGCAAGAATTTAAATCTTTCGGGTTCTCTGGAATAGTTAATGGCTGATGGAGTCATACGGAACGTACCGATAATACCCTGATCTGGAGCAATCAAAGGTGGATGAACTGCCGTTGCTAGTCCTTTCAACTCTAACTCCCTAATCTTATTCAAGGTTTTAATATCAGGCATCGCTATATCGGCAGGACTTCTACCCCATAGTTCGCCTGACGATTTTTCAAACCTTCCAATAACATATGGAAGTTCATCAAAGCCACTTTCTCTAACTAATGTTCTTGAATCTAAATGAATATCGAGGGATGCAAAACGCTTTTGAAGAGCGTCTTGTGAACCAGACTTGTAATCAGCCCTAGGCATTAACACACGTACAAATGTAAACTTTTCATCTGGCTTGTCTTTGCAAGACTTTTTTACCTTGTCGGGTAGTTTACGCATTCCAAACATCTGCTTGGCTTGACGTGCTGTAAATGTGTATTCCCAAAATACCGTATCAGGTTGTCCTCTCTTATCTTCAGCGAAAACAAACTGTCCAGTAGGTATGGAAGTGAAAACTAATCCACCAAAATTTTCGTTATAAGAATCATTTTCTTCTAGTAATAGATTAATTGTCCCGAAAGATGTGAAGTCTAAAAATGCTTCTCCAATAGCAGTGTAGAAATTACTTTCGTGCATACTGAAAAACATTTTTTGAGTTACATCATGGAACCATCGCTTAACAGTAGGTTCTCTATTTAGTTGTGAGAGGGGATGTCCAGAAGGGATACCTAATCCAAACCATACTACAGATTGTGGAACAAGGGCATTCTGCATAGACATAGCCATCAAACGACTAGCCTCTGGTGCGGAAGAATCGAATAGTTTATTGGTATGACGTTCAGCACTAACATGGGTAGAACTGTCTACACCTTGTTTGCGTGGTCTTATGTAATCTCTTACATCACGAAAGAACGGTTCCCATAGCATCCGATCTCCCTTTAAAACTTCGTACCGCCTAATAATATCTTTAACGGAGTAACTATATGCCATGTTACGCTCCTAACAAAGTTTTCTTCTCTGTTTCACCACCACCCAAAACGCCTTCTGGCCTTGCAACAGCCCTCTTCCCTAACTTGATGCGTCCTTTTTTGATGGATGCTACGGCTGGTCTGTTAGTGAAGTATTTATCCGTATTGTCTTTAACATCCTGAACACCAATGCTTTTATCTGTTTCATAACCAGAAAGTGCTTCACTTGGCACTTTACCCTCACTAATAGCCGTATAAAAAGAACCTGTAGCAGATCGCCTGCTAACATTCTCTGGGTTATCATACATATAGTCTATGTAGTCTTTAATGCCAGATACACGAAATTCCTCGTCCCTTTTTTCCTGCAAAATCCTACGTTCTTCCTCCTGTTTTGCCTGTATCAGAGCGTAATTCATCGCAGGGACAGCAGGACGACTTCCACCAAATATTGCTTTAAATTTACTCATAATCCTACTCCATCTTAAGTGATAAAACAGGGCCACGT